TCTTATCCAAGCTATCAAAAGTCTGATATGAATTATTGCCCCAATATCGAAACGCGAAACGTTCATTTCCTGTAAGCCCATAATCTTCAAGTGCTGAAACTTCGTCCAACCATTTACGCAAATTGGTAAACTTCACCGGCAAAACAACCTTACGTATATGCATGCCCCCGGTGTATTTACGTGTGATCGTAACATGGCCCTTGGAAACATTGGCGCGTTCAGTTGGCCCGTGTGTCACCACAAGGCGCTTGTTGAACTTTTCCGTATAGCCGACTTCACCTAGCTTAATTAGCTCCTGGGCAGGTATTTTATTTGTCTTGATGAATGAGGCACGCCCTTCAAATGTACCGAGCTTTTCCAGCTTGGCAATCGTGGCGAGGTAATGTTTGGTCGGCTTGATTGAGCGCGCATCCACAGATTTGCGGATCGCGCCTTTGCGTTTGGCAATGGCGACCTTGTGACGAAATGCTCGTAATTCGTCAACGGTCATTGACAATGATTTGGATTTTGATTTATTATTGGACTTGGAAGCCATTTATTTATGCAAGGTAAGTAAATGGTTGGAGGGGTAGGTTGGACGTTGCTGGTAACAACGTCTATGTAGCTTACCCCTCTCTCCCTTTTCTGTCAAGGTGGACACCATAAGGAAAGCCTAATATGGCTCAGTCTGTGACACAGCTTAATCCGATTCCGGTCAGTTTTCATGGCCCGGATCAGCCGCCCGAGGGCGCGCTCTCACAGACGGTTATCATGGATTTTAGTGTCCAGCCGACCGTCTCTAGTTTTCCAATCAATCTAACGCAAGCGCAATCGGTGAAGCGCCTGCAATCGGTGTGCTGTATTTACATCGATAATTCGCAGGCCACCAGTACTACAACGGTTTCCACAACGGACACGAATCTGAATATTCCGTTGGCCCCCGGCTGGACAGGTTTTTTCCCGATACCCAATTCCAAGTCATTGGTTTTCACTGTCACCAATGCGAGCGGCACGGACAAAGTAACGCTCGCATTCATCAACGTGACGTATGCTGATCAGTCGTGGAGTTCGGGTCAGGCCAATACGGTGCAACCTTTTCAGGCGAATGGTGGCGGAACAACTTATGCATGCACGACAACCGGCTCTACCGGAACGACGGCATTCCAAGTTCCCAATCCTAACCAATACGCGACATACGTTATTGAAAACATCGGTGGCAATATCGCGTATTTTGCATTAGGCGGCGCGAGTGTCGTTGCCGCAGTGCCCGCACCCGGTAGCGGCGCATTCGGCTCGGCCGCAACGGGCATTCCATTGCTACCCAATAATGTCGCCATCGTGAACAGCATTTCCAATGCCTACATTTCCGTATGTGATACCGGGTCGGCGCATACCACAATCACCGTAACACCGGGCAAGGGGAACTAATATGCCTTGGTCTGCTGGCGGTGGTGGTACAGGTTCAGTTACAAGTGTCGCATTGACCGCGCCGGGTATTTTTTCCGTCGCGGGTTCTCCCGTGACGTCAGCGGGCACGCTTGCGTTATCTTTGGTCTCGCAATCCGCGAATCTTTTATTCGCCTCGCCGAACGGCTCAAGTGGCACGCCAACATTCCGCTCCATCGTTGGTGCGGATTTTGGTTCTCAGACGGCGAATTTTGTCTTCGCTGCGCCAAATGGATCGACAGGTAATCCGACTTTTCGCGCCCTAGTTTCTGCTGATCTACCAGCCGGTCTGGGCTCGGTGACAAGCGTGGGCTTGGCTTTGCCCGCCATCTTTACGATAAGCGGTTCGCCCGTAACGACTTCCGGCACGCTAACAGGAACATTGGCTTCGCAGTCCGCCAATTTGGTATGGGCTTCGCCGAATGGTTCGAGCGGCACGCCGACTTTTCGCTCGTTGGTTTTGACCGATGTGGCAGCAGCGTTTAATTGGACATATCAAAATACGGCCTTTACTGCTGCCAATGGCGGGGCGTATTTGTGCGATACCTCGTCGGCTTCTTTCACCGTGACGGCTCCTACTGCCTCTACCGGTGTTTATTTCACCGTGGCGGACGGTACCAATTCCGCAACCGGTTTTACACAACATCCACTGACAGTGAGTTTCGGCTCTGGGAATATCGTGCGCCAAGATGGCACAACTGCGACGAGTGTGACTATTTCAACTAACGGGCTTAGCGCCACGTTTGCTTACAACGGCGCGAACTGGAAGTTCGTAGCGGGGAATTAAGATGAGCGCAATTCCACTTGAATCTTTTTTGAGCGGTAATCAATCGTCTAATTTGATTACCATTCTTTCGCCCGATTCCGTAGGCATGGAATTGTCTGCGCTTGGTTATGGGTCCACAACGTTTTCAACTTATAATGCGGTTGCCACACTGACTTATTTGTATCCTATTAAGATAAACAAAAGTTTTACTGTGGCGGAAGTCGCTTTGCTTAATGGAACCACAACAGCCGGCAATTTCGATATCGGGATTTATACCGTGTCTGGCACTACAGCGACTCGCGTGGCTTCTATCGGTTCTGCAACTACGCAGTCAGGAACATCGTCTTGGCAATTAGCCGCTTTGAGTGCGAGTTATACTTTTGTGCCGGGTATTTATTTCATCGCAATTTGTTTCAGCAGCGCTAGCGCTGGATTTTATGGGCTGGGTTTGACGACTGGTCAGAATGCCGCGATTGGTATGCTGTCTTGTTCTAATACGACAATACCATTACCGTCCACTCTTACAGTTGGCGGGGCATTGGCTTCTATGCCGACAAATTTCCCAATTTATGGGTTGACTCAAGATGCCTCTTTGGCATAAGGACTTGAAATGAACAAAGGCATGGAAATGTTGATTCAAACCGCTATCAAGGCAATGGGAATTGACCCCAATGTGTTGATGGGGAAGATTGAGGAAATATACACCTCAATCCGCGTGCGTCTCGCCGATTTTGACGGACGTTTGACTAAAATTGAAGCGCAATTGGCGGTGACAAATGAGCTTCTTATTACGTTGGTTCGCCAACATCCTGAACTTTCTTCCAACGATGAAACTGGAGCAAGCAAACATGACGACTTCCGCGCCCATTGATCCGACCACGGGTCAGGTTTTTACGCCCGAGCAGATTGCAGCTTTTCAGTCCGCGGCGTCTGCACAAGTATTCGCAGGGCCATCCACCGAGCAAGTTGTAACCGCGACGAATGTTTCGACTGATCCTATTCGACCGGGCGATTTGCAGCCATTGAATATGCCCACCGAATTGGACAAAGCATTGGCCGCAGCGGTTCAGGGTGTCGATTGCGCTGCCGCTGCGGCGCAAGGTGTTGCAGAAGTCTCGCAATATTCCAGCCTGGAAGAATTGGCCGGGGCATTTGTCTTGCTTCAAAAAACCGTCCACGCGCTGGAGGATCATCATGCGCAATTGGATGAAGCGGTTTCTGCCGTTCAGGCAACTGTGTCCCTTGTGCCAAAAGAGTTTTGGGCGGAAGTCGCTACTTTTTGGGACAAGATCGTCAATATGTTCGGCGTGCACCGATAAGCAGGTGAGACATGGAAACGACCACGGTAGAAGTCCCGGTGCAAGTAACCGATCCTAACCCTGCCGTGGTTGAAGCGGCAGAAGCTGCTGTTGCGCTTGCGAACGCCCAGGCAGCAAGCGCTGAATTGGCAGCGGCCGAACAGGTAACGGAAGTTAAGCAGGAAATCGAGCAAGTAGAGGACAAGCAAACATGGCAAGAGACAAGGATAGCGGCGCTGGAATCGGAGATAGCCTTGATACGGCAGGAACAGGCGACTCTGGCGGCGGAGACAGTGGCGGGCTTGCAGGCGCTGCAAGCGAACTTGGAATCCCTGTTGTCGATTCCGGCAGCATCGGAGGTGGTGGAGGAAATCCCGGCGGTGGAAGCGAGCAGCCCAAGCGTCGTGGAAGAAAGCCCGGCAGCACAAACAAGGCGAAAACTTCGGATTCTATAAAAGGAAAGAATGGCGTCTCCAGTATTGAAACCATTCTTTTCAGCCTCCATTTGATGGCGTCAAAAGTGGTGCCGGAAATGGAGCTTGATAAAGACGAATCTGCGGCGCTTGGCCTTGCCATAGAAAATGTGGCCCAACATTATGACATCACGCCCGACCCCAAAGTTATGGCATGGGTAGGGCTGATCGGCACATGTGCAACAATCTACGGCCCGCGCGCCGCCGCGTGGCGTTTGCGTATTGGCATGGAAAAAGCCGCACAACAAAAACCACGCGCGGAAATGCCCAAGGCGGAAGTCGTTCCAATTTATCAAGGCACTTTTGACGGTTTCAACGGTCAAGGCACATTTGATCAATATGCTCAAACTCCCCAATGATTCGCAGCATCATTTGATCGTTGGACAAAACGGTAGCGGCAAATCGCGGGCGGCCATGTGGTCGCTCGCTCAGCGTTCTTATACGACGCGCCCGTGGATCATAATGAATCATAAGCGCGAAGAATTGATCGATACTTTGGTAGATCAGGGCATGGCTCAAGCTGTCGACTTGAAATATACGCCGAAAAAACCAGGCATTTATATTTATTATCCACGAGCCGATCAAGAAGATGAAACTACGGAATTAATGTGGCGAATTTATGACCGTGAAAATATGGGTGTATATTTCGACGAGGGCTACATGATTAACCCGCGTGATAAAGCCGCGATGGCTTTATACACACAGGGTCGTGCAAAGAAAATACCTACCATTACTTTATCGCAGCGACCGGTGATGATTTCTCGATTCGCGGTTTCTGAAGCATCGATTATTCAGGTGTTTAAGTTGAACGATGAACGCGATCGCAAAACAATTCAAACATTTATTCCCCAGGACATTGAACCTCTTATGAGGGCCATGCCGAATGAAACGCCAAAGCTTCCGCCTTATCATTCGCTATGGTACGACGTACCGCGTAATAAGCTGGCGATTCTTTCCCCCGTGCCAGATGACGACATGATCATTGCCATGTTCGACGCGCGTTTAGGCCGTCGTCGAAAGGTGATTTAATGCTTGCAATTATTTTATTTTTCCTATAGGCTTATCCTATCGATAGCCTCTTTCTATTGGAGCGCACCATGGACGGCGAAGCCATCCTTTCTTGGAATTTCACCAATTGGGTGACGGTGGTATTGATGGCCGTGTTGGGCTATGCCCTGCTCGGGCTGATCGCACAGTTTTATCACAATCGCATGCAAACCACTTCGTGAGGCGCTGCGATGGAAATCCTTAATTGGAAGCTCTTTTCGCATCCGGTCAATTGGTTGATCGTGATGTTGATGTTGTTGATTTTCGGGTTTGCGTTCGAGTTGATCGCGACCCATTTGGCGGGCGGTTTGCCCAATCGTGACGAGTAGTACCCCTTAATGGTGGAGTAAAGCATCATGCCCCAGCCCAAACCTGGCACAGCGGTAAGCCCTTCCAATCCTTCCGATCCATTCCAGTTGAACGCGATTGCGCGTAGAGCAATCGTGCAAAACGCGCAACTGATGCGGCAGCAAGTGTTTTCCGGTACGTTCAATCCCGCGAATCAGACGGTGATTCCTATCGTGCCTCAGAATGTCGGCCTGCTGCTCGGCTTTTGGGTCAAGATTTCGGCGACTGTCACTGCTGCCTCGGCGACCACGATGAGCCTGACGAATTTCGCGACGGCCAATCTGTTGCAAAACCTGTATTACACGGATTTGCAGAATAATGTACGCATCAACACCAGCGGTGCGCACATTAACATGCTGAATTCCATTCGCCAAGGTCGGCCGTTCTGTTCCAGCACATCCAGCGACGCCCCGGAAGGCTATGGATCGAATTGGACCGTGAATTCCGCGCCGTCCAGCATTTCCGACACAAATCCGCATACTATCCAACAATGGTTCTATATTCCGCTCGCTTATTCGCGATCGGATTTGACCGGCGCTGTTTACATGGGCGTGACAAATGCCACGTCTAATATGCAGATTACGATTCCGACATCCGCACAGGCAGGTATTGCATCGGGCGATCAGTTGACCGCGATTTACACGGGCAACACGCTCACGTTGTCAAATGTTGCCGTTACGGTGATTCAGGAATACTACGATCAATTGCCGATCAATCAAAAGACTGGCTATCCGATCCTGCCGCCGATTGACCTGAACACGTTGTACAACTTGCAAAACGCTAGTTTTGTCGGCATGGTGACGGGCCAAGATTTCTACATTGGCTACGGCAACTTCCGGCGCTATCTGGCGCAAATCGTTCTGTATGACAACGGCGGCACGTACAACGTCGGGTCCGACCTGAACTACATCGGCATTCAGACGGCGAACAATACGTTCCTGCAAAAGATGACGCCTGATTTGTGGGCGGCTATCGCGCGGCAACGTTTGTTGACCGACTTACCGAAGGGTGCTTACCTGATCGAATCGCGGCAGAAGCAGATTTTCACGCAGGCGTCTGGTAATACCAACGTGGTGATGAACGCTTCGACGGTGAATTCCAACGCGCAGTTTATCGTGTACTCGGAATTCTTCCAAAGCGTTCAGAACCTCGTCAATCCGGCAGTCGGTTCGCTGCCCGCCAACGCCTAATAGGAGACGACGATGGGCGACGGCGTATTTTCTCGCATCGCCGCATGGGCACAACAACCGTTCAAGTCCGAAATGGACTTGGGCGGTTGGGTGTTGTTTGTCGGCCTAATCATCATTCTCGCGTTCGCCTGGACGCGCGTTCTTAATCACATCGTGGAGTAAACAGCATGCGTATCGGTCATTGGGTTCTGATTGCTATCATTGTCGTAGCGGCTTGGTATGCCTGGAAACAGGGATGGTTTTCCAAAGTCGCCGATACGGTGACGGGCGGCTAAGATGGGACAAACGGGCGTCATGTTTGCCGTGCTGATCGTGGCGTTCGTTATTTTCATCACGCTACGTGGCGAACTATCTTCATACGTCGGTGTTTTTGTGGACTAGCTTATGCCATTCGTTTTGCTGTTCATTGGAGCGACGTTGATTGTGAGTGGCGTGCGGGGGACTTCCGGCACGCTGTTCACGCTTCTTAAAGGAGATTTCACCGGCAATGGAAATTTCCTGTATTGGTTTCTCGCCGTGTTGATTATTGGGTCAATCGGCTACATCAAAAAGTTGCAGGCATTCAGTGACATTTTTCTGGGTCTGCTTGTTTTGGTGATGATTATTGCGAATGAGAAATCGGGCAAAGACTTTTTCTCTTCGTTTGATTTCCAGATTTCAAATCCTATTGGCCCGGCTACGACGGCTAAAGCCGAATCTAACGGAAACACGAATTGGGGCAAAACCATCGGTCAATGGATTAGCGGGTATGAACAAGGTTACAACCCAGGCTATGATTCCAATGGTGCAAACACTTCGACTACAACATCACCGGGTGAAGCTTACTCGTATAGCGCAGGCTAAATCATGGACGGAAAATTTGTAGACGGAATTATCACCGTGTTAACCGCCATCGTAGGTATTGCTGTATTGGCCGTGTTGTTTTCCAAGCAAGCCAATACGGCGGGGGTAATCACCGCCGCATCACAAGGTTTCGGTGGAATTCTCGCAACCGCTGTTTCGCCTATCATGGGCGGTGGCGGTTATGCTCCTCTTGTTAGTAACAATGCTTCTGGCGGCTTGAATTCCATGATAGGTTCAAGCGGAGGCGGTGGTGGCGGTGGCGGTGGCGGCGGTACCAATTGGGAAGGCATCGCGACCGAGGCTGCGTTGGCTTATTTCGGTCTGTAACAGGAGAGAATCAAAATGTCGGATCAACTCATTGCGGGTGTTGTCACCGTACTTACTGCGATTGTCGGCGTGGCGGTTCTTGCCGTGCTGTTCTCGCGCAACTCGAATACGGCAGGTGTGGTAACGGCGGGTGGCAATGCTTTCGCCTCTAGCCTGCTCGCCGCCGAAGCGCCGATTACTGGTGTGGCCGGGCAGAACTCGTTTGGTGGCATGAATTACGGTGGAATGTATCAGGGCTTCTAATCATGGCGATTAAAAAGTCCCCTTACAATGTGAGCCATATGCACCCTGTGTTTCAACAGTTTGTTGGCGGTCCGTCTTATTCATCGACTGCATCTAACAATCAAACGCATACTGGTTCACATCTTCCATCGCATACTGTGCATGGCGGCCCCGCGCCTATTCGCAAGCCGGGTTTTTGGAGCAAGCTTTTTTAGCGAGGTGATGCCATGATCGGCAAAATGCTTGATATTCCGGGCCTGGACCTGTATCACATGCACGATGTGCCGATTCATATCGGTGGCCCTGCTTATGTGTCGGCTTTGCGCCAATATTATCCGCAACCCCGTGGCTGGATCGGCGGCATTGGCGGTGTGGTGGCAACAAATATGTTTCGCCCTGTTGAGCCGTGCGGTTTTGTGACACGTGGAGAAATCGTGCTGAATAATGTCACGGCGCAAGGCCAATTCGCCGGTACGATCTACAGCATGCCGCTGCTCGATACGGATGAAAACAGCAATGTGTAAAGGTGCCCTATGGATTTCGCCTTTGTAAAAGAACACAAGTGGGCATTCATCGGTTCGGGCCTTGTCCTGCTACTGCTGTTTATCCTTTACCGTCATATATCAGCAGGCTCAAGCGGGGGCGCTGTCGCCGTTCAGGCCGGCCCAAGCGATGCTGCGATCCAAGCGCAGGCCGCTCAAAATGTGGCATCGACTAATGCAAGTGCGCAACTTCAGGCGGCGACTATTGCGGCCGGTGTTGCAACCACGCAAAGCAATAATCAACTCGCGGCCGAACAAGCCGCCGTGCAATATCAATACAACTTGGGACATGACCAGGCCGAATTCGCTTATGAAACTCAACTTGCTGCGGATAATGCCTCGGTGAGTATCGCCTCGCAACAAGTAGCGGGCCAAGAAGCGCTCGCGCAAACCGCTGCCAATGCGCAAACCGATATCGCACAGTACAGCGCAAATGTGGCGATCGATCAAAGCAACAATAATCTTGCCGCCGCTCAGTCCTACGACGCAGCTCAGGTTGCGCTTGCTCAATCGACAAATTCGACTGAACTTGGCATCGTGCAAAGCAATAACGCTACAACGTTGGGGGTTACGCAAAGCAATAATGCAACAGCTCTCGGCATCGTCACGTCGAACAATGCGTATCAAACAGCCGTCGCAGGGTACACCGCGCAACAAGCGGAATATAACAGCTATGTCACTGCTGCATCTAACATTGTAGCGACCGGCACAAAGTCACAAGGAAATTGGACCGAAAATATTAGCGCCGGATTGGGGACGATAGAACAGGGGCTGAATGGTAACGCGCCCGGGTATCTACCTCTGACAACAGGTGACAATAAAATCTATTGGACAACCGGACAACAATCTTCCACTACTGTCGGGCATAAAACCGCTGCCCACAAAGTCTTAGGCGCGCTGCTATGAATAGAACTGAAGCTTACATTCTTATTGTCGGCGCGGTGCTTATTCTGGCCGCTGTTTGGCATGTGCGCAAAGGAAACAAAGACGATATTATCGCTACTGTTTCTGATGCGGGCGATCAAGCTTTTGCCGCGACCACTGGCAAATACAATGTGCCTGATATGTTCAACAACGCGCCGATCAATTATATCCTACATGGAACCACTACCGTGCAAGGTCTCACCGGTTTAGACCCTTCGGAAATTAAAGAAATTTTTGATGCGGTGCAATGATGAGTATTTCAAGCTTGCAATCAGATGCGAACATGTGGGCGCAGGCTTGGGGAGTTCCGTCGAACTTGTTTTCTGCGGTGATCGGGGCGGAATCTTCTTGGAATCCTAACGCTTATAATCCTACTGCTGCCGCGAATGGCGAGCATGCAGTAGGCATCGCGCAATTTCTTCCCTCTACTGCGGCACAATATGGTGTTGATCCGACCAACGCGGATGAGTCGCTCCAAGGGGCCGCACAATATTTGCACGATCTATATGGGCAATATGGTTCGTGGGGCGCCGCAGTTAAAGCTTATGGCACTACCTCTGGTAATGCTTCAAATCCTTCCATCGACAAAATCAATGCAATAACTTCCGCATTAGATTCCGGACAACAAACCGGCGATACTTCCAGCTCCTCCCAATCCTCTACCACAAATAACCCCATCGGCTCGGCCGCTTCTGGATGGCTATCCAAAATCGGCACGGGCTTTACCAATATCGTGGTCGTGGTTATCGGCATCGTCGTTGTCGGCGTTGCTCTCTTCGGACTTATCAAGAAGGAATAAAACAATGTCTGATTTACTGGACCAGCATGCATTCGAGGTGGTGATAGGTTTTTTCAATTTGTGCGCCTTGTTCGTACAAGCTATCATGCATGGGAAGCTTTCAGATTTGAAGGCCCATATGCATGAAACCTTTCTGACCAAAGAAGACTTTCAAGCGATTCTTCAATTGCTAAAGGATACCAAGCCATGACGCGCACTGAAATGAAATGGACTTTGATGGGGGCGGCTGCAATGCTAGCCTCGATGATCGTGCCGGGCTGTGCGGCTTTGAATGCTGCGCCCAATGCCCAGCAAATCGCGATCAAGCAGAACCTGTGTGCAACCGTCGCTGCGGTTAGACCTATTGTAATCGCCTTGGCTATTACGCCCGACGATCAAGCGGCACTCTCCGCATTTCATACCGTCATCGATGGCATTTGCGCCAAGCCAGATGAATCGATCACGGACGCCGATACTCTGGCGCTCCAGCAGGCGGCCGGCCAAATCGCTGCATTCATCGCACAAAAGAAAGCGGCAAAATGATGATGCGCATTTTGCTAATGCTCGAACGACTTGTCGTGGCAGTAGAAAAAATCGCACACGATATGGCGACGCGCGAAGATACGATGAAAGCCGCTGCGCTTAGCGGTTACATCGCCTCACGCATGCACGACAACTACATGGACGATAT